CATTAAGACATACGATAAAAAAGTAATTTCATTGAACGCGGAATTAGTGTTAGCAACATCTCGTTTAACAGCACAAAAAAACAACGCTACAGTGGATGGTGTGCTTGATGAAACAAACCGTTCTTATATAGCGGCTGTAACCAACTTTGCCGCTATAAACAAGCGGTTCGTTGATCTGCGTGTTATGTTGGATGACATGACAGGTGGCACAGGACTTTCTGAAATTGCCGATCCTTTATCGGATGTGTCTTGGGCCGTAGATAAAAATCTAGAATATGAAGCAAATTCTGAAGGAACCGTAAGTTATATGTATAACGAAGTGACGCGGCAGCGTTTAGCTATTCAAACCAGAGAAGATAAAGATGGAAACATTACATATTATCTTAAAGACCCGTCTGGTAAAGAACAAGACGTAACAGCCTTTATCAAAACAGAACAGATAAAAAAGAGTGGAACATGAGTGAGTTTATTTTACCGCATAACAACTCTAAAGAAGAAGAAGTTTTTGTTGCGCCAAATTACAATGAAGAAGAAGAGTTTAGTCTTCCGCATAGTAACCCTCGAGGAACGCAAGTAAATGTGGACTCTCAAGATGCAGACCCAGTTCTTGAAGAAGATGAGCCGGAGGTAAAGAACTTATCTTTACAAGAACAAGTAGAAAGCGTTCTTGATGAGGCGCTGCCTGATAAAGAAGAAACAAAGCCTGAAGAGCCATTAAGTTATGAAAATTGGCAAGCGCGACGCGAGTTAAATAAAAAACCTATTACTGTTAAAAATGTACAAGATTTTAAAACAGATTTAAAAAGATTAGGTATGCGACACGTAAGAAACGCAACAGAGTTTTTTCTTGAAGAAATAAGGGGGTTTAGCAGAGATATAGGTTTTCAAGAATCAGCTTTAACAACGCCGCAAAAAAGAGAACTAGCTAATAAAAAAACTGAAGAGCTTATTAACAAGTTTGTTAAGTATCCTATAGATTTTAAAAGAGAAAACGTAACTGATGAATATGGAAGAATTCTTCCTGCACAAACCGGCGCGGGGCTAGGTGTTGAACTAGCTTCTCTTATAGGAGGAGCAATGAGCGCGACTAGGTTTATAAAAACCGGAAAAACTCCTGGCTCTCTTTTAGATAATTTTATAGGTTTTGAAATAGTCTCACAAGTTTTAGGAAACTATGACGTTAGTTTGTCCGGCTTAGTTACAGAGTTAGTAGGCTCAGAAGATGTTTCTGTAGACATGTTACGTCAAGACGGAAGCACAAAATCTAAAACAGGGTGGCTTGGCCCCATCCAACGGGATGATGGTTTAACCATGACCGAATACTCTATAGGTGTTGAAATAGACGGCGACGAAATAGAAATGCCTACAATGGTTCCGACACTTACTCAAGACGAAATTGAAATACTAAGGACGTTACCTGACGGAGAAGATGTTCCAGCAAGCATTGTTGAAAAAGCAATAGATCATGCAATGATGCAGAGAGCAGAAGGGAATAGTCCTTTCTTTGTTGCTGATCCTAAAGACGTAGAAAATGAGGAGCGGGGGGTAGCGCAAGAAATACTTGACATGCTTACTATTGATGAGGACTCGACACAAACTGAGAAACGCGCACTTATGTTTGTTGAGAACGCAGGTCTAACGGCTGCGTTAAAATTAATAACTATGATTCCTGTTTCTAAAATGACAAACAAAGTTAGTGAGGTATTGTTAGGTAAAGACCCGAGCAACATGACAGACAAAGAGCTGGCTTCTGAGCTTGCAAAAATGATAGATGTTAACAAGCCAGTAAAAGCAAAAGCAGGTGAGCTAGATGATGGTACAAAACAAATACAAGCACAAGCGAAAGACGGAAAGACTATAAGCGGAAAAGCTTTAGGCTGGCTTAGGTCATTTGGACAGCAAACGTTTTTGCGTAACGGCTACGCGCCTCCTGCTATACATGATGCTATGTTAAGCGCAGAGTATGCTAACAGACAACTTATTAAACAAGGGCAAGATGTTGCTGCCAGACTAGATTCTGTACTTTCTCTTTTATATGAGGCAGACCCTAAAGTTGTTGAAACAGCCCAACGTATATTGACTCAAGATATTAGAACAGCGCGTCCATCTTCAAAAACATATGTACGCACTAGTGGCTCCGATGAGGAAAAAGGCATTGCTGTTATTATTAAAGGCGACCCAGACAAAAGAGCGGCTGAGCTTGCAAGGAAAGAAGACATTCCTGTAGAGTTAGCCGAAGAGCTTATTGATGCTCGTACATTAATGGATAACCTGTCTGTTCAAATAGCAAACACGCCGGGTTTTTCAGCAAAAGCAAAAGAATCTATAGAAAGCCACTATGGCGCATATCTTAGAAGATCTTTTGAAGCTTTTGAAAATAATGGATATCGGCCTACTGATATAGTTACACAAGATCTTATAAATTTAAAATCTAGAGCAAACTTTGACGAAGCAATAATAAAAAATAAAGAAAAAGGAATAGAACTTAACGCTCAACAGTTAAGAGAACTTGCACAAGACTCAAAAGAGTTCGCTGAAATAGAAGTTAAAAACCTACGAGAAAGTTTTTCTGACGATCTATTTACTCACACAGGACAAGCTAGATCAGTTAGTAGGATATACGAGAAAAATCAAACGCTCAGTCCTGAAATGAGAGCGTTTCTAGGCGAAATTAAAAACCCTGCCGAGAATTTAATTCTTTCTATTTCTCGCGCATCACGAATGCTGCATCAGCAACAATTATATAACACAATAAGCCGTGAAGGAAGGAACAAATATATTTTTGGAAATCACGGCGATTCTTTAAAGGTTAATGCTCTTAGAGCTAAAAGAGCTGGAGATGCATATGGAGCAGATATATATACTGTTCAAATAAAAGGGACAAACTCTACGCTTGACAACAAATTTACAACACCCGAATTCGCACAATTTATTTACAGACAAGAAGATAAGTATCTTAAATTAGAAAACGACAACGCCGTTGCAAATATATATAGGTCATTTATAGCTTATAAAGGTTATACGAAACTACAACAAACTGCTTATAGTCACAGAACACAACTAAGAAACACATACGGCGGCTATCAAATGGGGATGTTTAACGGGCATGTTTTGGGTCACGTTAATAAAGATGTTTCTGAGATGCTAATAAGAGAAGTGTTTACTAAAGGAAGCAGATCTTTAGAAGCTAGAATGGCGGCTGCCGACTATGATGAGTTACTAGGACTAGGAGTTATAAACACTTCTGTTCTTATAAGCCAATCTACAGCAATGTTAGAAGGAGGCGCTGACGCAGCTCTACCTAAACTAGTTCGTTTTGTGTTGACCCCCAATGAAAAAGTTTATAAAACAACAACTGGCGCAATAAATTCTAAAGTAGGCAAAGGAATTAAGAGTGCTATTTTAAAACCAATTGAAGTGTATCAGGCCGGTGATGATCTTTGGAAAGCCGGTGTATTTTATAAAGAGCTTGCATACTTAAAAAGAGCCTGGCCGAACGCAGACGTAAACATGTTAAAAAAAGAAGCCGCACTAACAGTAAGAAATAATATGCCTAACTATGACTTGCTGCCTCCTGCTATTAAAGCTATGCGCCAACTTCCTTTTGGCGACTATGTTGCTTTCCCAACTTCAGTAATACGGAGTTATGGCCTCACTTTTAAACAAGCGTTTAGAGAAATATCTTCTAAAAATAAAATTGTAAGACAGCGAGGACTAGAAAGATTTACAGGCGCTGCGTTTACGCCTGCGTTAACTAAAATAACGGCCGCAGGCTCTGCCGCTTATCTGGGACTATCACGAGAAGAAGTCAATGACCGAAAAACATTAACTTCTTCATACAGTGACGGCGCTGATATGGTATTTTTTAGAGACTCAGAAGGAGAACTTTGGTCATCAGATTTTAAAAGTTTAAACACTTACGATACTATCGTTGGCCCCTTTAGTGCTGGTTATCACGAAATAGTTAAAGGTAATTTACAAGGAAAAGAGCTTGACGATCTTTTAATTAATGTATCGGAAACAGCTCTTGCAGAACTACTAAATCCTTATCTGTCTCAACCTATGTCATCAGGTGTAATACTGTCTTTAACTACTGCTCTTCTTAACGAAGACGGAAAAAACCTTGAAGGAGATCAAATAATTGTTGATGGCAAAGTAGATTGGGAAGCAGTAGGTGTTCAGTTTAAGAAAGAAGTTCTTCCTGGCTCAGTACCAGTAGTTCAAAAAGGAATAGACGCTTTTTCTGAAACTCCAAACCTTGATGGTACATACCCAAGCAAGTATGCCGCTATGGCATATCAATTGGGTTTTAATTTTACCTCTCAAAGTAATGAGGCAGTCATAGGCCGTGGAACCACTAAAATGAGAGAGATTAAAACGCTTTTAAAACAAAATAAACTTGCGCGTTTTGATATTAATTCACAATCTGACGAAGTAGAAGAAAATTATCTGGCTGTTAATGCTATTGAGTTTCAACATCAACAAGATTTATTTCTTATAGTTAATGCAGTTACAAAACGGTTAGGTGACGAAGACGCAAGAAGAATGTTAAAAAGTTTAAAGTACTTTTCAGGAGAAACAATTGAGCGTTTGTTAGCTGGGGTTTTTACACCGCAGAAACTTTCGTTAAATCTATCAGAAGATAGCTACAATAGAAAAGCAAGGATTAACCTTAAACTTGAAGACTATAATAAATTTGAATCTAACATATCTGAAGTAGAGACTAGACAAGCCGAGCTATACAGTAGAATGATGGGGCTTCCTCTACATGATAGCACAGCTTTTAATCCTGAAGAGTGGGTAAATACTGACCAAGAAGAACCAAGACTCCAAAAATCCACAGGCGGCGAAGTCTCTGAGTTAATCCCTAACGCTCCTTCAGAGCCTGATGAACGCATCAACAAGCTCACAGGCATTCCATACAACGAAGGTGCTGGCGCGGCGTACATGGATACGGACGATCCGCTGAGAGTTTTAAAGATGAATGAAGGCGGCAAGGTACTTAACACACTCAGAAGGGCTAGGAACTAATGTATGACTTCAAATACTTTAAACTATCAGACTTCGACTGCCAAGAAACAGGCGACAACCTCATGGATGTTAACTTCATACACAAGCTAGACGAGCTTAGAGAAGCGTGTGGCTTTCCGTTTATCATTACTAGCGGCTACAGAAGCCCCGACCATTCGATTGAAAGCTCTAAATCTAAGGGGCCAGGAACACACGCCCAAGGTATAGCGGCTGACATCAAAGTCTCTAAAGGCTCTCAACGATATACTATTATTAAAGAAGCTTTATTGATGGGCTTCAAAGGCGTTGGAGTTGCTAAGACTTTTGTACACATAGACGATCGACAAACAACGCCTGTTGTCTGGAACTACTGAGGTGCCTACTAGCCGAGAATACCTTAAAACTTTAGCAGCCCAACAAGACTTAAACTGGGACGGTAACTGTCTTCCTGAAGAAACGGAAGCAGAAGAAACACAAGAACCTGAAAAGAAAGAAGACCTTACAAAAGGAAACAATAAATAATGCTGGCACTACAGACACTGATTGGCCCAGTGCTTGGACTTTTAGATAAGTTTATAGCAGACAAAGATCAGAAGAACGAACTAGCACATAAGATAGCTACGATGTCTGAGAGCTATGCTCAAGAGTTAGCGAAAGGTCAGTTAGCAGTAAATAAAACAGAAGCCGCATCATCCTCTTTGTTTGTTGCCGGGTGGCGACCAGCAGTAGGGTGGGTTTGTGTTCTAGGCATGGCAGCAAACTTCATTGTTATCCCTATGACTAACTTTGTGTTAGCTTTGTTTGAGTCTCCTATAACTATTCCGCTTATTGACACAACCACTATGATGCCAGTGCTTATGGGCATGTTAGGTTTAGGTGCTATGCGTAGCGTAGAAAAGATTAAGAAGGTGAGCCGCGAAAAATGATGGGTGCGTTCCCAGAATAAAATGTTTATTATCCCAGAACAATTTGAGGCGGGCGGGCGTATCTGGGATATAAAAGTTGTAGACCCCGGAAAACTTTTTGACTCAGACGGACAACCAGCTCACGGGCTAACAGACTTTGACTCAGCGACTATACTGCTGGAGGAAAACGACAGTCCTCGGCTAATGGGCCAAGTATATCTACACGAACTAAGTCACGTAATGTTTTATGTTGTGGGGATTTATGATCACGAGAACGAAGAAACACACAGATTGGTAGATGCCCTTGGCTCAGCTTTGCTAAGCTATATGATGACTAAGGCAGGCAGTTCAACGGGCAGCACGTAAGGAGGGAGGTAATAATGAAAGGTGTTAAGCATTACAAAAAGGACGGGACTTTGTTTACAGGTAACTCACACAAGATGCCTAATGGTTCTTTGCATAGCGGAAAGACTCATGGCAAGACCAGTGTGAAGTTGTTTCATTTAAAAGACTTGTCTGCTACAGCAAAAAAGAAAGTTAAGAAAAACTAAAAAACGCACAGGAGTTAAGCATGGCTCACGAAACAAGGAAGGCTAACCTAATAAAGAAGCACGGGTTAGCTGGTGTTAACAAACCTAAACGAACTCCGAAACACGCTAAGAAATCTCACATGGTTCTAGCGCAAGACGGACACACTCTAAAACTAATTCGTTTTGGAGAACAAGGAGCTTCAACGGCAGGTAAGCCAAAGGCAGGAGAGTCTGATAAGATGAAGGCTAAGCGTAAGAGCTTTAAAGCCCGTCATGGAAAGAACATAGCCAAAGGAAAGATGTCGGCAGCTTACTGGGCTAACCGCGAAAAATGGTAGCAACATAAAACTAAGCCGGATGGTTAAGCGCACTGATTTCATTTTCTAAAAACTTATGTATCTCTTGTATCTTAGGTCTAAGGAGGCGTTGTATTTGTCTCATTAAACGCAGGTCATCTCCTGAAAAAGCCTGGGGAAGATCTTTTTCTGGGACACCGGATATTTCTGTAAACAAACGACCTTTACGATCTATAAGTATTTTAAACCCTAAGAGGTTAGCTTCTGTTGTTTTCGTTGTCATATCTACTCCTTTTAAAAATTCCTGTGTAATAAAGATTCCTCTATTACACAGGTTGTAATACACCTACACTATTTCGCAAGCACCTCCAACACAGGCCAGCTCTTGTGAGCCTGTAGTATTGTCTTCTTGTTCGTAGTTAATAAGATCAGTCCACTCTATGTTCTTAGGCATAGCAGCAAGAAGCTCCTTATACTTAGAAGAATCTATACTTTCATAAGGGGCTTGTTGGTATAGATGATCACTAAAAGGCAGAAGACTAATACCACTGCACAAATCAAAGTTGTTCCAGATCCACTGAGCTACTTGAAGAAACTCATCGTCCGTATAGTAGACTGTAATGCTTGGTTTATGTTCACACCAGTGGTTCTGGTAAGTCTTCCAAAGCTCTAGCTGTTGCATAGCTCCTACATCTGAAACAGTAACTGCATTCTTTGGAGCCTTCACTGGGAAGCTAAACACCAAAGAAGCTTCGCTCATAAAGTCTTGTTCAACAGGGAACCCCACTTCGGACATGAAGATTGCAAGTGGATCTTTCTTGTCTGAACGTACTCTTCTAATGTAATACTCAGAAAAACGAGGGTGAATCCCAGAAGCAGAATCAACAAGCTGAGACACAGTACCACTTGGTTTAACGCATGTAATAGCAGCAGACTGATTAATTCCAAGCTTAAAAGCCCACGACTTATTTGTTTTGATAGCCACATTTTTTATACTCTCCAGCCATTTCTCTAGCTCTTTAGGTTCTGAGCCGCTGAGAATTTTATGATCCATGATGCCTGTCATGCTCACGCCTAACAATGCTTCTTCTTCAGTGTTACGTTTCCAGAGGTTTCGCAGGTATCTAAAGTCTGTCAGTGTTGCTTGAAGCGTTCCGATGATAGCCGCTATTTCTGCTTTCTGATTTAAAGTAGCTAAGCTATCACCAGACCTAACAACAATCTCTGATAGATTACAAAACTGATTAGAGCGCAAGATGATCTCAGAGCAGGGATTAGTTCCAAACTCATGGTTAGGGTCACGCCGCCCATTCCTTTCTGCAATATTCTTAGCAGCTACCCGGCTAAAGATACCACGCTCTCCTGCTTTAGACTCGTACATCGTACTCATCTCAGTTAAGAAGGCTTCAAAGTCTGGCTTCTCAGTGTACGCTACACTGTTGTTAGCTAACCTCCTCTGTCCTTCTGTGTCCCACCAGTTACCATTCTTAGCTCTAGCCATGCGTTGATCGGACAGATTAGAGAGACTAATCAATGCTGAACGTCTTACGCCTCCTACTACTACGATGTCTGCAATCTTACAGCAAACATCGTGGCACTCAAGTGAGGTTAACTTACGCCCTGCTGATTTCTGGAAGATACCTATGCAGAAATTAAACAACTCTACCAAAGGATCTGGGCCAGAAGCCCTGCCGCCAAAAACTTTGAGCCTGGCACCAGCAGGTCTTACTTTACTTATATCCCAATTTGGGATCTTACCAGCATACAACATAGCGATAAGCTCTCTGAACGCAGAAGCCCAGCCTATCTTACTGTCACTAACCACTATGGTGCTATCAGTCTTATGGAAAGTCTCAGCAACTATAGGAAGTTTATTAATAAAATTACGCTCTACGCTAAAGCCTACGCCTGTCCCGCACATTAACACGTACATTAGCTCATCAAAGCTGCGCGGAGAGTCGATGTGTAAGTAGCTACAGTTAAACCCAGCTACGTTATCTTTGTCTAACGCCTCTCCTGCTGTCATCATGCAACGCATAGAAGGCATAACGTCTAAGTTATGTATGTGTTTGTACAAGAGCTTGGCTGTCTTATCGTCTATCTGTTTCCGGTTAAGCCAGAAGTCTACATACCTTTGTACTGTTTCTTCCCATGTTTCTCGCCGCTTCTCTGTCGGAAGCCAACGGGCATAACGGCTCTTGTGTATAAACTGTTGGTACTGATCCATTAGTTGTGTTCCTTTTCAAGTTGTTTCTCTAGGTTTGCCATAGCTCTCCACGCGACTTGCTCCCAATCTTTATCAAGAAGATGTCGCATCATTGCGTCTAGCTCATCGCCCGACAAAGCACGATTCCAATGCAAGGTATCTACTGTCTGACCGTGTTGGACACCGCCGCTTAAACTAACTTTAGCTACTGCGGCAATTGCTCTAGGGAAATAGTTTATAAACCCTGTATACACAGGGATAGCTTTACGTTCTTTTGAATCGCTTGGCAGTATGGTAGTTTTTTTAAGCTTCTGTCCTGCATACAACATTCCCAGAAGAGGTATCTGCCTGTCCCACTCATCTGTTGTTATATCATTTATCTTCTTGTTGGTCATTTTTATCTCCGCGTTTATAGGCTTTTTGTCTAGTCACTTTTAATTCAGAAGATGACTTAATCTTTTTAAATTTCTTTTTCCTTTCAAAGCGGTCACGCCTTTCATCTTTATGAGTAGAATCAGTCAAAATGTTTCTCTCTTTCCAGCATTAATCCAGGAGTCAGGGATACTCTCTTCGCTATACCACCTAAAGTTATTGGCACTAGCCCACTCACCGTGGCTTCTTTTGGTTCCGTCTTTTCTACGCTTGGCTTGAGGCATAGGGGCGCTAGGGTTAGCAAAAAGAAATACCAACTCTGTGTCAGCAGGAAGAACTTTAGCTACCCAGATGTACTTGCTAAACTCCGCGTAGTCCCAGAAGCGTCCTTTAGCCTCAAGCAATATCTTCTTACCTTCTATCTCTTTAATAAAGTCTGGCTCGTACTTATGCTCAACGATGTAAGGAACTTTCTCTGTATGGAAAGTCCAGTTGTCTAGGATACCAGTATGTAGTTCATACTCCCAGTTAGAATCATAACCTTTAATAGGGTTCTTTTCTTTAGGGCGCGGGACTCTTTTCTTTCTGTATCCTTTTCTAATAGGCTTCAATGTATTAACGCCTCTCTTCTTTCAAGCTCCGCGTCTACTAAGAGTCGCAAGTCTTCTAAGAAGATTGTCTCAATATCACACACTGTCTTATCAGAGTTATGCAAGAAACTGCCAACAGCAATTATCATGTTCTCTATACTCACCCCTGAAATCGGTTCGCTTGCCATTTAATTAGCTCCAAGTCTATGCTTTCTATTTCTAATTCTGGATCAATCTTTAATAATTGTTTGATCTTTTTAGCTATCCATTTAGGATGATAAGCGTTCAGCCTCAGTTTCCCGTTAAGAAACACATGGGTCTGTTCGGGCATGTGAGACAGATAATTACTGACGTTAATTTTATCTGCTTCTTCTTTATCTAAGAGAGAATGAAGCCAGCTAACTAACAAAGTCTTAGCGTGTCTCTTGATACGCTTAGCTTTAACTGCTCTCATAAATACTCCTCGACTTTAGGTGCGACTACAACTTCTGTAAGATAGGACATGCCATTAGCATACTTAAAAGCTCTTAGACCTTGACCGTCATTAGAATCTTTGTAGCAGTCCTGCTTATAGTTACACCAGTTACAACCTTTAGCTATCTTCATGTTGCCTTTCTTACCATCAGGAACTTGAGGGTAACAGAAGTCAGGCTGAGTCTCAAGATCTAGAGCGGATAACAGATTAGTTATCTTGTTCTTAATGTTAGGCTTATCAAGATCATCAGGAACATACATGCAGAGTTCGCCGCTCTCTTTATTCATAACTAAGAAGCCTCCGTTCTCTGTACCTTCGGCGGCTTCATAAGCTGCAAGCTGCCCTAGATATCCAAAAGGATCATCTTCGGCTAAGCGCCCATCCCTGAATTTGTTGAACGCAAAGCGTGAAGCAGTCTTAACATCAACTACCTCACCATCTATCTTGCAGTCCATGTGTCCGGTGATGCCTTCAACTACCACTTCTTTCTGCTCATCGGTTACCTTATGCTCTGTCATACGAACCAGCATAAGAACTATCTCTTCAAGGAGATGACCATAAAGAAATTTAATTTGAGTAGCTCCGTCAATAGATCCACGCCCAGCAGGATCTCTTTTCTCATACCACAATTGACGATCAGGCTTACCTACGTTAGACATACGAACAGTAAAGTCCCTATTCCTTTCTTCGGGCCTGGCCCACGCAAGCAAACAACTTCTTATAGCTTCTGTGGTTTCATCTATCTCTTTGTCGGAGATAGGCAGAGGCGTACCATCTGAAAGAAGTTCTAAGTGCTTATAGATATCAGGTACTAGTGTTGATAGGGGCATATGTCTCACCTTTAAGGGTTTCTATTTGTTGTTTTATGTTAAGTAAAGAGCTTTGGAACCACTCACCGCGCTTAGACTTTGAACTTTTCTCCAATAAAATATGTGCTTCTTTTTCTGCGGATCTACGATCTTTAAAATGCTTATAGTATTCTAACTTATAATCTCTAAAAGGAGAACCAGTTTGGAATGTGGGTAATCTATCTGTAGCTTCTACAGCCATTCCAACTTTATACCATCCCTTCCAAGCCGGATTAGATAATATATATATGTGGCCACTTGTATATCGTCCATACAAATCTTCTACTTTTTGTTGAAGGTGGGATATGCTTTCTTCTACGATTCCCATTTCTTCAAACACAGCAGAGAATCCATACTTTCTATATAAGTTATAATGTGGATGATTAGGATTACCAACACGATATCGTATACCTTGAATAGTCATGCGTGTTTTATTTTCTGATGTTCGACACAACCTTCTAACAGGGTGTACTTTAAATCTTTCCGGTTCAATCTTAGTTATCTTAGTGAGTTTCATTCTAGTTCTCCCAAGTAAATTATGTTGGCATCATTCCAAGTTTTTCGTAGCCACCCGGCCCAAACCAACCATCATCTTCAAAGACTCCGTTATTTAAAGGAACGACTTCCCTGTCTCCAGAAAATAGTTGTTGGCTTCCTCCATGTATATAGACACATCGTATTAAAATAATTCCTTCGTGTTGAATAACTTCTATTACAACGAGCGGTGACTTACCTTTAGCAAGCCTAAACGCACCGCCTGTTGAGCGAGAGTGTACTAAATCTACCAGACGCTTTAATGGTAATGTTCTGCTCTTAGTGTGTTTCACTCCAGTTATCTCCGACATTGTAGTCTCCGTCTAGTGGACAATTAAGGTTAAGTAACTTACCTGCTTCGATGATAGATTCAACGCCTAGCTTACCTACTTGATCTGCTACAGACTCATGGCACTCTATCTGCCATTCATCGTGGACGTTAGCTACGAACTTAGCGTCTATGTGTTTTAGCTTGCCGTCTAAAAGTATCATGGCTTGCTTCATTGTGATAGCGCCAGCGCCCTGCAACAATGTATTAAGAGCCGCATGTGCTGAGCGTACTGTTAGCTTCCTGCCGTCTAAACCTTTTACATAACCGTCTGCTGCTTCTCTTTGTACCCTCCCTGTAAGAGCTTTAAATGATGGGAGATTATCAAAGAAAGATTGTCTAAGTCTTTTGCCAGCTTCTCTGCCTCTTCCAGCCACTGTCCCAAGCTTAGCATCTCCTGCTCCGTAGAGGAGTGCATAGATAAATGTCTTTGCCTGATCTCTAGATTGAAGTCCCGCAAGTTTTTGATTAGCAGTGTGGATGTCTCCGTTAAGGATTTCATTTGTATAGCCCTCATCATTTAAATAGTGTGCAAGCATTCTAAGTTCCAGGCCGGAAGCATCAACGCCTACTAGCTTATAGTTCTCTGGTACTATCCAACAAGACCTACACTCCTTACCGTAGGGTGAACTACTACTAGGAATCTGAGCCATGTTGGGATGGGAGTGAGTCATGCGTCCTGTTACTGCACCATTAGGATTAACGTAGCCATGAACGCGCCCAGTAGTCTCGTCCAGTTCTTTCAACCAGCTTCTTACTTGTGCCACACGCTTCTGAATCATTAGGTAGTTAGCAATCAGTGCAGCTTGAGGTATACCTTTAACCTTCTTGAGTATTGATTCATCTACCATAGGTTGTCCGGTAGGCGTGAACTTCTTAGGTTCCCATCCAGCCTTAATAAGATACTCGCCTATCTGTTTCCTAGAGCCTAAGTTAAATTCAGTTTCAGTCTTGCGGATAATAGGCTTAGGGTTTTGGTACATCGTGAAATGCAGATACTCCTCATCTGTTAGCCTTACACCTTTACCGTGTTGGTCTTTTCCTATCTTAGCTACCTTTCCAGTAGACGTATAGCTATGGGTTATTATCTGCTTCTCTACGGTAGCCTGAAACTCTTTCTGTACTTCTTCTTCTAACTCAAAGAGATTGGTTTCAAACATAGCAACAAGACCCATAGATTTTCTGATGTCTAAAAGAAACCCAGTGTTGCGCTGCTGGTCTATGATCTTAGCAGTCTGGTGTTCTATCCTAACAGACGTGGGAGTAAAGCCTTTGCTCTCATGCTTTAAAGCATTATAAACTTTATGGTTCAGTACAACATCGCGCTTACAATACTCTAACATCTCAGGAGTATAGTGTTCCCAGGCTTGTTCCTGTTCGCCATAATCTCCTTTCTTAAAGCCTAGCCTATAGCCCCAACCTTCTAGGCCGTGGTTACCTTCTCTTGTAGGCTTAAACAAACGGGACAACACCAGTGTATCGACAATCTTTTTGTCAGAAAGATCTATGTGTCCTAGCCGTTCAACTACAGGGATGTCATAGCCAATGATGTTATGACCAATCAGTTTGGTTGCAGTTTGTAACATGTTATAACCTTCATCCAACTGAGTGTTGTCAAACGTAAACACATCCTTAGTGTCTACATCCATAGCAACTATACAATGTATTTTAGTTGGAGTAAGACCATCAGCCTCTATGTCAAACACTAGGTTACTCATGGTACTCCTCCCACACCCCAAGCTGCTCTGTAGGCGTAGTAAGCTTTCTTCTTCTTCTCCTCTTCTTTATCCTTCCACTTATTTGCAGGGCTTCTAGGATCATCTAACATCTCAGTGTAGTAGCCACGAATATTGTTATCCAACGCAGCGTCCCTTAGTTTTGCAGGAGTATACCAAGCCCAATCAAGTATGCCTAAAGGCCGAAACATTGTTTTAGTTTTAGCAAAGAGAAAGCCCTTCCAAGTAAAACCAAACTTAGTAGGCTCAGCAAAGGAATGATAAGACCCTTCAGTTTCTGACTCTCTTACTTGTTTAACAACATCGAATAACGTGTAGCTTCCGTAAGGTATTTTACTCATAGCTCATCTCCAGTAAACTCATCACCATCCGGCAAGTGTGTTTCACGCAGCCGTCCTGTCTCCTGATCATAGAGCAGATGAGTAGCAACACCTACATCTCCAGTGTATCTAGATTTAAGGACACGCACTTTAGTTGTTGAAGCTTCTAGCTCATCATCAGATTGCTGGTTACGTTCAAGAGCTATGACACAATCACTAAGCTGTGCAATGCTTTGACTACCACGCAAGTGATTGAGTCCTGTCTCAATACCATTCTCATGCCCACGGTTACCATCAACCCTTCGCAAGTGTGAGACAAGGATCATACCGCATCCTGTTTCTTCTACTAAAGTTCTAAGCCGGTGCATGATACCGTCGATAGCTTTACGCTCGTCAGCTTCTAGCGTAGACAGAACCAGCATGTGCAAGTGATCGACTACAATCCATTTACAATCTAAGCCTATGATCATATAGCGTAGCTTGCTGAAGATGTCATCGACGTTGTTCACACCGTGGTGAGCATGTATCCACACACGATCTTCGTTCTTCCCCATGAAGACGTTCTTGAAACAATCGTCTAGCTCATCGTCAGTGTAGTTAGCCTTAACACTATCGAGGTGTAGCTTGGCGTTAGCCTCGACAGCCATGATACCTTCGGCTGTCCTTGACCAGCTTTCTTCTAGAGCTATTACACCTACGTTATCTTCGGTCTGATTGATGAGCCAATGCTCAATCTCTCTGGTGACAGAAGACTTACCTAGCCCTGTGCCTCCAGGAAGAGTGACTAGCTCCCCTGATCTAAGACCGTCTAGCTTCTTGTTCAACCCAAACCACGGGTAAGGTATAGCTTCTACCTTGTTGTTGCGTAGCTCTTGATAAGCTAGGAACTGCTCCGACAGATTCAAGACACCAGAAGGTGTATAGATTTTAGCATCCCAGAAACAACTGACGTATGCTGAGTGCCGACCTTGGCGTAGCATATCGTTAGCGTCCTTGAAGTCCACAGGGAGCGTCATGATCTTAGCTTTGCCTGGAGTCAACAGCTTGGCTATCTCTATCGCTGCTTCCTTGCC